TCTGAATTAGGTGTACCCGTTCACGAAAACTTTGAACACATAAGAAAGTACTGTCCATATTACGAAAACAAAAAAACCTCCTAACCATGCAATACACCGTAGTACACTCTAAAGACCCTTACCTTTTGGCAAGACTGGCAACTGACTTGCAGATGGAGGGGGTAGAATATGATAGGGATTGGAATAACTATTATCACCCATTTTGTGCTTATAATGAATGGATGGCTATTTATCCTACTGTTCCGTTTAATTTTCACACGCATGATTGTTTTGGAGACCCCATCCGCTACGAACTCACCTCCCGCAACTACATTAAAGTACTAACCCAAATACTTGAACCATGAAACTTAACATCACTCCGGGGCCGTGGACTTACACGATGCCAAAACCTGGTAAATCAAAAGCCAAAATAAGCGGGAAAAACTGGACACGTTTTGCGAGTGTTTATGTAGCTATTGATGGTGGTACTCCAAATAAAATGGGTGAAGATAATTTAACCGCCATCGTTACCGCAGTAAACAATACCTACCACAAAGGGATTAACCCGGAAGCTGTGCCGGAACTTTTACAGTTAGTTGAAGAAATTTATAAATCTGAATTATTAAATCCGGGGGTGCAAAACCGCCTTAAACTAATCATCCAAAAAGCCACATTATGAGTTACGACTTCATAAGCAGCAAACCGGCTTTTGACAGCAACAAGCAGGGAAAGGACTACTGCCGGCAGATGGTATTTATCGCTATCCGCAAACTCGGACCATGCAATGACCGGGAACTGAGCGAGCATCTGCAATGGCCGATCAACCGGATAACTCCCAGGCGTGGGGAACTTGTCACCGGCGGGCTGATCGTAATTGATCGCAAAGACACAGATCCGCAAACAGGCCGGACGGTATCGTACTGGAAAGTAAAGCCTGTAAATTTTCAACCTAAATTGTTTTGATAATTCGGAATAATTGGTAACTTAGCATTCTTATTGATCTCTACGTATCCGGGACGTATGTAGAGGTTTACACAAATCTCTAATTGGGGTTTTGGCCGTCCCGGGCTGATTCCCCAATTTCTTTTTTATGGCATCACTTAGAAAAGACGCTTTTTACTTCAGCCACGATGCTAACGCTCAAGACGATCATAAGTGCATGAAGCTAATTGACCAATTAGGAATGGAGGGTTACGGTATATTTTGGGCATTGGTAGAGAGGCTAAGAAATGAGAATGATTACAGATTGCCAGTTTCTGTTTGCTCAATTTATGCAAAAAGGTGGGGCACTTCTAAGGAAAAGGTTGATGCCGTAGTAAATAATTACGGTCTATTTAAAATTGAAGGAGATTACTTTTTTAGCGAAAGGCTCATAAGATCAATGGATTATAAAAGCGAAAAAGGTAAAAAGGCAGCAGCTGTAAGGTGGAAAAATGCAAGTGCAATGCAAGTGCATACCATTAGCAATGCAAGTGCAATGCAAAACGATGCTATGAAAGGAGAAGAAAGTAAAAGAAAAGAAAGTATAGTAGAAGAGTGGCAGCCAACCGTTGAAAATGTTATTAAACTGATGGCATACCATTCAAACCAACTTGGTAAACGATTAACCGGCAGAACCCTTTCGATCGAAGCCGAAAAACTGGTAAACAAATACCCTGACCTGAAAGTTGAAAGCGGAAACAAATTGGTAAAGGCGTGGATTAGAAATATGACAAACGATCCGATTATATGAAAAACTGGGAAAAATACGGAATTGACATTAGCAAGGTCAGGGGCGGCAAAGGCTTTTGCCCAAAGTGCCACAGCGAAAGAAAGAACCATAACGACCGGGAATTATCGGTAAACGTAGAAAGAGGGCTTTTTAATTGTCACCACTGCGGGTATGCCGGTTGTGTCATCCCGTTTGCAAATCCTAAAAAAGAGTACACGAAGCCACAACCAAGACTGCAAAAGGTTAGTAATGAGCTTGTAAAGTGGTTTGAAGAAAAAAGGGGCATATCAAACAACACGCTTTTGAGGTTTGGTATCACCGAATCGGTAGAGTGGATGCCGAAAGCAGGATCAGAAATCAGGGTAATTTGCTTTAACTACCTGAAAGACGGCGAATTAGTAAACATAAAATTCAGGGGAAAGGATAAGGATTTTAGGCTGAATAAGGATAGCGAGTTGATTTTCTACAACTTGGATGCAATCAAAGGCGAAAAAGAGGCAGTGATTGTTGAAGGGGAAATGGATTGCCTTGCTCTTTATGAGGCCGGAATTTACAACGTTGTGAGCGTTCCCAACGGGGCAAACAAGGGCAGCCAGAAGCTTGAGTACCTTGATAACTGCTGGCAGTACTTTGAGGATAAAGATCGAATTATCCTGATGACGGACAATGACGAGCCAGGGCAATCGCTCAGGGACGAATTAAGCCGCAGGTTAGGCCGGGAACGATGTTTTAAGGTAAAATACCCTGAAGGATGCAAAGATGCCAACGATACGCTTCTAAATGGCTCTAAAACGATTCTGAGAGAGGTTTACGAATCAGCCGCCCAGTGGCCAATAGATGGGGTTTTTACGACCGAGGAAATGTTTGAGGACGTTTTACGGTTCTATCAGGATGGCTATCCAAAAGGAACGAGTTTAGGAATACCGCAGTTTGACGAGTATTTAAGCCTTGTCCCTGGCCAGTTGACGGTGGTTACCGGGATTCCGGGCAGCGGGAAAAGCGAGTTTGTGGATTACATGGTGGTACAGGCAGCGAAGCTGAACGAATGGAACTGGGGTTTGGTTGGGTTTGAGCAACCGGCAGTCATTCACTTTACGAAGCTGATTGAAAAGCACGCCGGAAAGTCATTCGGATTCAGGAAAAACCCGGATCACCGGATCAGCCAGATGGATCTTGAAAACGGGGTTGGTTTTGTGGATAGGTACTTTAGCTTTTTGAAGGTTGATGAAATTGATGTGACTATTGACGGGCTGATTGAAAAGTTTACCGAACTGGTTAAGCGGAAAGGAATAAAGGGCTTAGTAATTGACCCGTGGAATTATATTGAATATAAGGCCGCAGGTGGACAGTCTGAAACCCAGTACATAAATGAGTGCCTGACTAAGTTAGTACGGTTTTTGAAAACTTACGATGTACACGGCATACTGATTGCGCACCCAACGAAGCTAAAAAAGGAGGGCGGAAAATACGAGATGCCAACGCTTTACAGTATTTCCGGATCAGCACACTTCTTTAATAAAACTCATAATGGGTTTGTAGTGTACCGGGATTTTGAGAGCAACGTAGTTGATATAAGCATCCAGAAAGTAAAATATAGTTGGCTTGGTAAAATTGGATCAGTTTCATTTAACTATAACACAGACACAAGGCAGTACACGCCAATGTTTTAAATCACTATTCAACCCACACTAATGAAAGGCGGCGCAAACATAATCGGCTCGGTTCACGCACTAAAACAGGCGCACGATCATTTGATTTCATTCAGGAACGAACACCCCGGAACCAAAGGCGCAAAGCTGGCAGAAAGCTACCTGACCCGGATAAACTGGATAGTTAACGACCTGACGACTCACCCGTTTTTGCCGCAGGTGGTCCGGGATGGGATAAAAGCCGAATGGCAGTCGGACGTGTGGGCGGTCCCGGCAATCGCCGAAAAGGTGGTCATGCTCGAACCGGGGCAGAGGGATAACCTTGAATTGCTGGTAGATGCGCTGCTGGCCGGGGAAACTATCAAGAAACTCCAGCGTATTCCTGCACGCCGCTTTGTAGTGACCATGCCGCCGCTTATATTCATCTTCCAAAGTTCCGGATGCGTAGTTCTCAATCTCGGTAACGTCCATATCCTTCAGGCAAAAATGATCGTCGTTCATAAAAAGGAAACAATTACTTACCCGGTCATCATTCACCGCAGCCATGATTTTAGTATAGATGCTGTATTCTTTGCGGAACGGCACGTCCTTGCGTGGTATGTGAATTACATTGCGAACCCAATCCGGTTTTTCTCCGATTATAAACACATCGCCGATGCCGCTGATTTTTGACAGCGACCGGAGAGAATACCGCAGTTCGTTATTCTGCCATTTGCTTCCGGTTCCGAGTGGGTAGATGACTGAGATCATTCCGCTAAGTTGGTTGAAATTGTTTTACCGTCCAAATAAAACGGCGGGTTTATTTTGTCACCGTGATCGTTTCCCCGGCCAGCAGCGCATCTACCAGCAATTCAAGGTTATCCCGCTGCCCCGGTTCGAGCATGACCACCTTTTCGGCAATCGCCGGGACTGCCCAAACATCAGACTGCCATTCGGCTTTTATCCCATCCCGGACCACCTGCGGCAAAAACGGGTGTGTCGTCAGGTCGTTAACTATCCAGTTTATCCGCGTCAGGTAGCTTTCGGCCAGCTTTGCGCCTTTCGTTCCGGGGTGTTCGTTCCTGAATGATGTCAAATGATCGTGCGCCTGTTTTAGTGCGTGAACCGATCCGAT